CACTTGACCAGGTGTCCATTTGCCGTATTGTTTTTTTACAATGATTATCATATCTTCTTCATTTTACGGTGTTCTTTTAACTCTTATTTTGAATCTCAACTCAACGTCGTAGCGTTCTGTTTTCACGTCAAAACCCATGTCGTTGGTGTCAAGGTATTGCAAACCATCAAAAGCCACCGAGTTCAATGTTTGAGGTGTAGCCCTATCAAGGTCAGCACGTACAGCCTTTGCCAAAGATAGCAAAGTGTCAGGATTTTGAGAAAACAAAACCAAATTATAAACCTCCTCATCTATCGTTGACGCTCCTGACTTTGTATCATGCGGTTGAACACTTTCATTCATGTACTTAATGTACGCCATCCCTGTGGTGTCCGCTGTTTGGTCCGCATGGTATGGCACTATCACTTGAGTAATAGCAGCGGTGTCACCCGCCAGCATCAAAGTGCGTAATACTATGCCTCCCGTCATCTCATGTATTTTTGTAGCCTTGCGGCTAGTGCGGCTCTTAGCTCGTTTTGCATTCGTGAGGTCGTGTCCTTTAATGTCTGCTCAAAAACCCCCGTATATTTCCCTGTTCTATTGCCTCCAAATTCCTTTGGTAACAACCCCTCTTCAACTATCTGAGCAAACCAACCGTCTGACCTGTTCGATACACTTCTACCCATCATTTTTGTACGTGGACCTGAAAGTATTACATTACTATTTGGCCCGCTGTTCCACATACCAATTGAACGGCGAAGTGTTCCTGGCGTGATGACAGTGGTAGTGCCTTTTCGTTTCATCGTTATAGTTTGGTTTGCCTCTCCTATCCTATCCTTCAAAACCGAAACATAAGTCTGCGACACCTTACGGTGGATGTGCCTTAAATCCTTCTTATCAAGCAGCCCCCAACGTTGCGCCTTGGTTACTTTTTGCTCAAATTCTTTGATGTTGAAATTTATGTTAACTCTCATCTTAGTAGTGCTTGCGTTTAATGAACACATTTACAATAACATCTTGAAAGCCTGCACTAGTCGCCTTGCTAGTGTCCACAATCATGTCGTTATTCCCACTGTCATAGATAGGATAGTACAAAGTAGACGAGCAATTTTCACCCGTTAGGAATGAACCTCGATTATCTGACCTTTCAAAATTAAAGAAATCATCTGCCCAAGAAGTTTGAGGCATACACTTAGGCCCATGTGCACTTCTCATGTCTGACAAGTCTAACGGCATCCAGTCTGAGTAGGTTAAATAAGTAACCCCTGCAATGTAAGCCATCCATAAAGCCCAAGTCTGCCCGTTTGCAGTTGATAGATTAAACTTAGCCCCATCCAATAGGTATGTCACAGAGTAACCGTAACCCGTTAAGTGGTCTATTACATAATTATCTGTTGCACCTGTGAAGGAGTGACCGTTCCAATCTACGTGTGCCCAAATGTTTGAACCTACTGTAGCATCCGAGCCGTTGCCCTCTGTATCTGTAAACCTTAACTTGTTCCCAAAGGCGTTGTTATACTTCAAAAGCGTAGGACTTACTAAGTCAGTTCCACTTGTTCCCGTAGCTGGTGTCACCCTTATATCTGCTTGGTCTGCTAAGTAGTTTAACTCAGCGGCAAACTCAGGATAGGTAGGAGGTGTTCTATCATAAGCCCCCGCCTCGTATGCACTCTGTGAATCTCCTGTTGTATAAGACACGTTAAACAGTGGAGAGGTGTTCTGATAACATATACCACTTGGAGTGCTTGCACTTGGCACGTTGATTGTCATTAATGTACCCGTTACACTGGCAGAAGTAACCACCGTATTAGGAATGATTATCTGCCGTACCGTTGGAAGCGTTAAGATTGTTCCTGCTGAATCTTCAAGGGTGCTGTCTGACACTAGTACATCTGTGTCATTGGCGTAGTTGATGCCCACTTCTATAACTGTACCGTTAGAATTAACAACCTTTACCGTTTGGTCAGCTAATGCGTAAATAGCACCAGCAGGAAAAGAAGACACAGTGGCTAGCGTTATCCCCCCTGATGAGTTGATTCTAATAGCGTTCCAAGCACATACAATATCTTGCAACGAAGGAACGTCTGCGGCTGTCCCGTTTACTTGTGTTAGATTTATGTCTGGCGCAGTGTACTCAACACCACTAGGAGCGTCAGCATTGAACGAACCGTCCGAATTGGTTATGGGAGTGTCAGCTATATCTATTTCCCCGCCTGCTGGGTACGAGGTTACGTCCTGCAATTTAGTGCCGTCACTATTCAACACATCCAAGTCAGGAAACGCACAAGCAACATCAGCATTCGCCACAACGTCGCGCGTCGTGCCGTCAGCATCCGTAACCGTTACATCAGGACCAGTGCCCGTTGCACCGCTTGTGATTTCCAACGTATAAGACCCGTCAGAATTTACATACGTTCCCGGGCTACACGCCGCAGGAGTTGAAGACCCAGCCCCGTTATTTCTCAACTCACAATTCAAATGAATCCACTCACGATGGACGACCTCCTGAGCTGAAATAATATTGTAAATTTTAGAATCCAACACAACGCGCATCTGAGGCGTAATCGCCTTCGTTGATAGCGAGTACCTTATTTTGAAAACGAGGCTTTGTATGGGGGTGATTTGATCGCTATGGTCGTCTTCAGTGCCAGATTTTGCGCGGTCATCACGTTCAGCCCATACCGTAGCGTAATTTGACCAAGATTTATTGGCCGCGCCAGTGAGTGAAACGGTAGTTGTCACACTCTGAATAGCTATACGCACATCTAATCTTCCCGCTCTCATCCTAGATTTCTATATTCTGAAATTACATTCATTATGCCGTTTGGAACTTGTCGCGCAATTGTTCCTACAATCGTATCACCTCGAAGTTCGTACCAGTCCATCACTAGCAATTTAACCGCCGTTACAAGTGCTTCAGGTGTTTCGCTTGCGCTCGCATCCCATCCTATTCTTGCCGATATTTTTACGCGGTCTGATGCGTAGCTATACAGTGATGGCGTGTTGGTGAACTCCATTCGTGGCACCGTTGAATTCAATGATGTCCACCAATTAGCCTCAGCGAGCGTTGCGTAGGTCGTCGCGTCGGTTTTGTACTTTACGCTCTCAACCGAAATGATTGGCGACCACGGAAGCGTGATGCCGTAAAAACTTTCCGCATAAAATTCAACCGTTACCCGGTCCATCATTCTGCCGCAAAGGTTTTGAATTTTGTTAATGGCAGCAAGTCGAAGGGCGGTGATTGTTGTGTCCTCGTCCGTGAAGTCAACGCGCAAATGCTCCTTTAAATTAGCCAAGCTAATGATGTCCTCTGGAGTTATTGCAGACGTGAATTTTGTATTGACTGTTGCCATGATTTGAATAAAAAAGCCCCACCCGATTGTGGGCGGGGCTTAGTTTAAAAAACTTACTTTTTTGCTTTATCCTAAATTGGCTTAGGTAAGGCCAACCTGTGTATAACGTGCAAACGCTTCAGGATTCTGTGCAAGCATATCAACCCATCTGTTAAGGTGGATAACTATCTGCGCAGTGTTCGCCGAAGTGTAAGGATCAACAAGGAAGTCAAGTGAGCCCCAATTTCCGAACAAGATATTCGAGAAGTCACCATAAACAATCTGACCAAGTATCGCAGTCGAATCAGCAAGGTAAGGAGTTGCCATAAACTCGCTGCCTTTAATCTTACCATCTCTGATAAGAGCATCAACACCCGTAACGTTTACCGCAGAACCGAAGAACTCATCTGTTAAAGGTGAGATTGCAAACTTCGATGCTGAAAGGTCTCCGTGATCTTCAAGAACCGCTTTACGCAAAGCCGCGCAAATCTGCTCGTAATCCGTGCCGTCAGCAATCGTTGGAGCGTTAACACCTGAGTACGTCATAAGTCCAGTGATTGCAGCAGAACCGCCACCGCTGAACATATCGTAATTCAACTTCCTGTCATGCCCGCGTCTCAGGGCGTTTGCGATGATCGTCTCAGCAGCCAAAGGCGACTGAAGCATCAACTGCTTGGAGTAGGTTGTTTTTGAGCTATAACGCTTTGGTGTCATAGTCCACTGGTCAATCTCTAATCCAGCATCAGCACCCGCCGCAACCTCTGTCGCTGCCGTTGCTGTAGCCGCTGCCGACTCGCGAGGGAATTGGATAGTACCTACCAATCCATTCAATTGGGTTGCCCCAAGTGTTTCGATTACTGTAGGAGCCATCAAAGCCTCGATAAATTTAGGCACTACCGTTGGAACAAATCCAGACCCGTCACCCGATCCCGCTTGGAAGTCATCAGCACCACCGGCACGTGTTCCTAACCATGCAGTAGGATAAGAAAATGTATTCGCGCCACCACCGTCAAGAGACGAACGCTTTCCTTCTTGGTCAATCTCAGCAAGTGCCCCTTCGAGCTTTCGCCCGTCAGCCATTGCCACAAACGCGCGTCCAAAGTCTGCACCTTTTACCGCTTTGTTCACCTCGCGTGTCTCGCCGTCTGCTGATGTTGCAGGGTCAACGATTCTCGCGTTTGCCGCTAGAACAGCTTCGCGCTGCTCACGTGCTTCGATTTGCTTATCGAGTCCTTTAACTTCGCCCGCTAGGGTGTCCATTTCAGTCTCTTGCTCTGTCGAGCGTTCTGACTGCCCGTCGAGGGTAGTCAGTAAGCGGGTTTTTTCGTCCCGCAACTGCTTCAATTCCGTAGAATTCTTCATTGTGTGTTTATTTGTCGCAACTGATCGCTGCGGGGTTTCTTTTTCTTTTTTCGGTGCGGGTGGTATCACAACCTTTGCGGGTGGTGTTTCTTCTACTTCACGCACGACAAACGCCGTGTGCTTGGTTTCCTTATTTTCGTTTCTCTCTTCGCTTCTCGATGTGCTTCGAGGGTCGGCGGGTACTGGTGCTACGCTCAATTCAAGCGGCTCCCAATCTGTAGCCCTCCAATTTGGTAGCCCGTTTTCGCCTTTCGTGCCATCTGGCGTGTACTCGAAAACTCTATACCCTAATGAAAACCCTTTCAATATACCGTCTTCAACGTCGTCGGCTATCTCTTGCGCCTCAGCACGCTTGCCAAATCGTACAGTTGTCTGAAGTGTGTTGTTCGTTAGCTCGTAGCCTTCGATAACACCGCGAACACCTTTCGCTCCACTGTAACGGTCATGGTTGTCAAGCAATGTAACAACGCCTTGTTCTAGCCTCTCAGTCCTGAAATGCTCAGGCTTGAAAGATAGAATTTCGTTGAATTCAATGAAGTCGCGCTTTTTTTCGTTATACGTGTACCGTTGCACAGCGTACTCAGTCGCCGCCGTCACTTCAACTGTGCGAGCCTCCTTATTGTACGAGCCAATCTTTGCAACGGCGCGTACTTGCGGCTGCATTTCGATTTCTTCGCGGGTTGTTTTTTTACTCATTCTCTAAGTTGTTACCAGCATTATCACCAGCGTCACCCGCTTGCGCTATCTTCTCGCTGTACTCCTGCATTTTATCCAGTGCTATCTGATTCACCTGTACGGTGTAGATGTCGCCACCTTCTGAAATTTTGTTTCTGCGCTCCTTTGCGCGGACCTCGTCACGGTTTAAGAACCCAGACTTTAGACCAATATCGTATGCTTTAAAGCGTGTTTCGATGTCACCACGTACAAGCTCATCAAGATTATGACGGAAGTACAACCGCTGGCGTTCACCACGAAAAAGCATTTTTAAATTCAATTCCCCTTCAAGCCTGTTGACAAGTGGAGTAATACAATGAACCGCGAAATGGTTACTCGCCTCCTGTGTTGACTTATAAGCCGAAGCGGAATTTATACCGATCATTCGAGGATCAATATTAAATATCTGACAGACCTGTGTGGCCTGAAACTCGCGAGAAGTAGTGTTCTGCGCTTTGTCTGGCTCAACACCTAACCTCGTGTACTTGACACCAAGCGGTAGCATTCTCGTCTGCTTGCCGTGTTGCTTTGCCCAGCTTTCAATGAAGTCATCAATTTGCTGCTTTGATAGGTTTTGCTCTGAAGTCAATAGCCCATCCATCACACCCCCGCCTGCGAAAAACTTACTCGCGTAATCTTGTGCGGCTTTTAGGATTGAAACAGTTTCCTTACTCGTCTGAGCAGGTCCTTCAGCAAAAAGATACTCAAAGCGAAGAACGTCGCGACCATTGATGAGGCGGTAGCCATTTTTCGTTTTATACTCCCAAACAACGTTGTCTTCCGCATCTCTCAGCTCTTTTAATTTACTTTTCTGAAGGTAACACAGCTTTATGGCGTCGCCGCTTCGTCTGTCTCTGATTATTTCCGCATACCCACAGCCGAATAAGAGCATCAGCGCGTAAAGCGTTTCCCTAAATCTAAATGCCGTTTGGTTTTCGTCTGGTGAAACGTTCCACAAATACGTTCGATTGTCTTGGATAAGGTCAAAAGACCCGCCAGAACCGTCGTATAATTCAATAGGAAGTTGTGCAAGGGTGGTAGCTATCTTCTGAATGCACGCATAAACGGTGCTAACTCCAATTGCCACTTGTGGGGTGATGGTCACGCCTGTAGCGGACATCTGAGGGAGCAACCTTTCGGCCCAATTCCCGTCAGCTTTTCCAATATACACCTCACGCGTATTTGAAAACCAACCAGAAACAGTGCTACGTACTCCCATAGTTGCAAATATAAACAAAAAAAACAAGCCTCCCGACTAAAGGAGGCTTGGAAATTAAAAACAAAACATGAACCGATGAAATTCACTCTCGTCACAAATGTACTAAAATTATTTAAACCGTCGACGTAGGCACGCGGGAAATTAATCCAATCCTATAACCGTGAACGATGGTTCAACTTCGCGCTCTCCATGCTCACGAACAAATTGCCCGAATGCCATTACAGCAGCTACAGGGCCATCAACCTTTTTTGACTGGTCGCCCATCTTCTTGGTTATCTTGACGTTCTCATCTTCGTAACGCTTGATCACAACGCAACCCATTTCCCATCTCATGCAGTCGGATCCATCATGGACCATGTTCCCGTTATTAATCTCAATCTCGAATTGCTTTGTGGGGTAGCTCATGTGCATAGCCGACTGTGCAAACTCTTCGCATTGGATGTCCTTCTCAATTAGACCGCTAACGATGTACGTGCTATGCGCCCTGTCATAAGCAACCGTGCGAATGTCATTCGTTTCGCTGAATTTCATTATGTGCTTCTCAATTGATTTGTGATCAGTCACATTCCCTTCAGTCAACGTGCAGCTACCTTCATCCTCGAAACTCAAGTAGTCAACGCCACGCCCAGCCGTGTGGCTACGTGCTTTCTCTTCATTAACGAAGTGGTGAACCTTCAAATAGAACTTCCAATTAGGAATATCAACCCACAACATGGCGAAGGCGTTCAAATCATGCACACTAGCAAGGTCCAAACCGCACCAACAAGGCAAATGTGCCACGTCTTCAGGCACAAAATCACTCTTTGCCTCCATCCATACGCGGTCCACAATCCAACTTTCGAGCGCATTGGCCCACATATTGAGGTGTAAACGCTTGAATGTGTTGATGGTAGAAGGCCTTTGGCAAGCTTTTTCATACTCATGCTCGAAGTTTTCGCGCGGAATGATGCCGCCCAGCCCCGGGTTTGCCCTTTGCCAGACATCTTTATCATGCCAATCAGCATTGTGACCAGCCTCAAACACCAAAGGCAAATAAGTATCATCAACTATTTTGCCGCTAATCAAATCCTTTGCGAATAAATACTCATCGTAGCAAATCGAATTTGTATCATACCCCGCCGTCGTCATTAAGAATTCAATCGGTTGGCTTCTCGAAATCATGGAAGTTACAATTGCTTCGTAGGCTTCGACGTGTCGAGGCAACAAAAATTCGTGCAACTCATCAACAAATACCGCGTGTGCGTTCAATCCATGCTTGCCGGGTGAGTTAGCCAGCACCTTAACGAAGCTATTCGTGTCCGGATATTGGAATTCACTCGCTTTTACGTTGAGCATTTCAAGTAATTCTGGCTGTGCTTCAATCATTTGGCGCATGATTCGGTAGATAATCGCGCTCTGTTCCTTCACACTACCGAGGCAAAACATCTGTGCGCCCGCCTCTTTGTCCTGAAACAGCACCGAAAGACCTACGCAAGCTATCAATGTCGTCTTCGCATTCTTACGAGGAATGAAAATGAACACCTTCCGAAACCTTCTCAGCCCGTCGCTTTTCTTTTTCCACCCGAAAGTGGGGTAAATGATTTGTTCTTTCTGCCAATCTTCAAGCTGTATGAGTTGCCCCGCCTTGCTCCCTTCTGGATAACGACAAACACCCTCGATGAAATTCACACGCCTCACGCCTTCCTTCCAATCAAAAAAGTACTTCTCCTTATTCGCTGGTGCCGTAGCTTCCTCAACTCGTTTCACCCATGCTGGTGCTTTCATGTAGTCGGTGGCTTTGGGAGTGGTTGCCAGTGGGTTGGGATTATGGTGTAACTGTCGTAGTAATCTATATCCTTTCTTTCCTTATGCCATATACCCGTCTCAACGTCGCCGTCTGAATCAACTCCTATCACCACCTGCTCATGTTCTGGTTCTTGGTCCTCTACGCTTATCCAATCAGACTGCGCCGCGAATTCTTCCAATAATTCTTTGAGGTCTAGCTCTCTTCCATCATCATAATTAATAATCATTGTCGTACAGTCAGGTCTTATAACCTTCTGACGTCTTAGGTACTCTGTCGCTTTATTCATCGTTTTGTTTTTAATCTATCAACGATTTCAGCTTGCTCTCGCCAGCCCCGTCGAATTTGAATTTAAATATCTCTTTCATGTACTGAAGTTTCAACCGCCTGATGTCGCTTTGCAATACAGCTTCGTGGCTTTTCTTGATAACGCCCGAAACACCATCGTTGTATGTATACCCATTTTCTTGGATGTATTTGTCAACCGCCTCTTCATCAGTACACACCCTCGCATACGTTTCGACAATCTGCCTGAAAACAATATTATCCATTGCCTTAGGTTGCAACTTATCCCTCAAAGATTTCATGTGCTTATTGAACGTCTTCGTATAGGTTCCTTTACACATCAATGGACCCGTAGGAGTGTTCTGTGTGATGTCTTGCAAGTATTCCTCTTTCATTTTCGTTTTTGATTTAACACCAAAGATATGAAAAATATCATACATATTACGGTGAAATTTATTTCGGTCAACGTTAGCC